TAGGCCGAATATCTAACCGAGTTAATCATGAATGTAAAGGTTTCAAGCTTGGTTAGATTGGGTATGAAATATTTTTCTTGGCCAGCGATTAAATTAAAATTATATCCCGTATTAAAATAAGGAATCATGTCGTCTTCAATTAAAGTATCGGTTAGGATTTCGTTTAATTTTAGGAACGCGGTTTCAACCTGGTCCCCCGCCACTGTCTGAAATTGCCGAGACACTATACCAGAAGTATAATATGCCTCAGTTATCAACTTAGTGACGGGAAAAGCCATGTTTTACCCTTATAACAAGTCTAAATAACTAACTACATTTAAGGCTACAGTTGAAGCAGCGTCAGTTACCCAATTTATAGTAGGGACTGGAACTGCTGGAACTGGAATGCTACAAGGAACTGTCAAATCTCCAAACTTATGAACCGCACCGACCGAACCGCTCATTCTTGCATAATACCCGGTGGCATTTGTAGAGCTGGCAGGTTGCAACGCTACGAACTCAGCAGCAGCATTAGGAAGCAAATCTGCTTCTAATGTAACCATTGTCGCAAGAGGAGGAACAGCTGGGGCCAAGCTTAAAGCTGTGAAAGCAGCTGCGGCACCGGCTGTTTTTACAACGATAGGAGCGTCATACCACATCCAACGTTCGCTGTTATTGCCGTCTTGAACGAACTTCAATAGAAGTGTGTTTGGTGCGCCAGTATTATCAGTTAGAACATAACCGATACGTCTGAACATATCAAAACCACTTGGCAACGCAGGCGCTGTTGCGCTCAAGGACAATAAGCCCACAGCAGGCGTAAATTGACCGCCTGTTGAAGCTGTGATTGTTACAGGAGGTTGAATTGGTGGAACTGGTTGACTAGCAGCGGCAACTAATGACGTATCATTAGAAGTCGAATTACCAACCGCAAAAACTGCATAAAATGTATTAGCAGCTAATGTTCCTTGGTCCAAACCATTGATACCGTTGTTTCTGACATTAATTGTGACAGCTGATGTCATGTTAATATCATTGATATTTGTTGAATCTCTGCATTGTCCTGGCCCAATTGTCAAAGTAGTGGTGCTTGCAAAAGCTAATTGCATGCCATTCACATAAAGTGAGCCCTTATTGACCGGTGGGGAATTTGGTATTAAAGCCATGTTTATATCCTCTTAATCAGGTGGAAGAAGGGGTGCTAAGCACCCCAATTCTTTATAATGGGAATACGAGTGCCATGGCGTATTCAGGAACTAGTGTAGAGCCCCAGATTGCGTCATGAATCATACCCATTTGGTTTTGGCCAAAGATGGTACCGTAGGTTAACCGTAAGCTGACCCCTGTTTCAGGATCTGTAGCACTTGCAGTTGGGAACGGAACCTGTTCTGGCAGTCTTGGCATAGCTAGGAACAGCGGATCACCAGCGGTGATAAGTCCTGAACGATGCGAAGGTAAACCAAGAACTTGCATACCGGCCTGAATTTGAGTGGTCAAATTCTGATCGTTCGTCATAGCAGCTTGTAAAGGAGGGTTAATCGTGATGGTTACTTGAGAACCACCAGTCGAAGCCGCATCCAAAGTTGCTTGGAACTGAACAGGGTTAGCCGATGGCTTATGTCCAATAAAGGTTAAGAATCGTACATTAGGTAAGCCTGCAACTCCGTCTTGGAATTGGAACTTATCATATTGCTTAACAGAGTTTGCATCTGTTGCAGCATGTGTACCACTGAAGGTAATGGTGTCAATAGACCCACCAGGACCATTCTGCGTGAAGGATACAACTGTTAAAGTTGTTTGTGTTTGGCCTTCAGTACCAGCAGTATGAATAGGAAGCAAGTTTGATTGATACCAATCAGAATTGGAAAATTCTCCCAATTCCCACGAGTTAGCAATCTCATCATTTCGTTTCATAGCGAATTGATTTAAGCCTGAACCAACGATATTAGGAACAACTGTATCGCCGATATAAGCCTTAGCACGACCTTTAGCTGAACCGTAGTTACGGAACAGAGCCAAAGCGTTTGCTAGCTGTGTATAGCTATTGATGGGGTTAATACCATCGCCGAAGAATCGATATGTGTTTGTTACGCAGTTTTGAGCAACGTTTGCTTCAATCTGAGCACCAATTTCTTCGATTGCTGATTTACCGAATTTGCTCATGTACTCTTCTACGTTGAAGATGAACTGTTGAGCTGTGAATTCAACGGATGTTGAAACGGCATTACCGCAAACGAGGTTTTGAATTCTTTGATCAGCAGCTTGGAAGCTAGCAACCAAGGAGCTTGTAGTCGTCATACGAGGTGGTAAATCGAAACTAACGGTATCACCTAAGTTACCTGTCATTTTTTCGAAGTCTTTAAATTTTGTATTCGCTGTATGTACAAAACAATTTAAGTTTTGTAGATAGGCAAGTTCCGACATTTGATATGTGATAACTTGCTGTAGAATATTATTTGGCACGGCCATAGTAATTCTCCAATCCTTAGAGTTAATCTAGGCGAAGAATCACGGCAATAAGATGTTAAGTAGCGTTTTAGCCTCTCAGCCAAGGTGCCGACTTCATATCCTTCAAACTCATCTTGCCGCTATCTGCGCCGACTGTTGAAGATTTAAGTCTGGACAACGGAGGAGGAGCGCTAACATTGTTATTCTTGGCTTCCAGATTCTGTTTTATAGAATCCGATAGACGCTGAAGCTGCTTTTTCGCCATTGCGGGCGATTGCTTAGCTAAATAGTCTATCTGCTGCAGCTTTTCAGGATGCTTAGCCAGCTCATAAATGAGTTCAGGCGTATTCTCCATCTCGGCTGCAAGGAAAACAGTTGAAGGAAAATCAGCAGGGTTAAAGTCTGCAACCGTTTCGTTAAAGTCCTCAAACAGCTGTGAACCTTTACCCATTTTTAGGTGGTATTGGTCAGCCTTAGACTTTAATTCCGATTCCAGCCTTTCGCGTTCCGCTTCTTCACGATGTTTTTGCAAATCACCAAGGAACCTATCGTAAACTTTATTTTCGATAGAATCGGTATCGATTTCACCCGACATGGGAGCTTTATTTCCCATTTCGGCTTTCAACCGGTCCATTTCCTCACGGTGCTGCGCTTCCATCTTTTGACGTGCGCTATCCGCGGCTCTGGCCTTTTCCCTTTTAACAATATCTTCGAGCTGGCCTTGAGTAAAGGTTTGACCCGTTACTTCTTTGGATTCGCTCGGTACAACTTCCGTGTTGTCTTCCATAAACCCACTATTACCCCGTGACGGTAGAACCCTGATATCGCATCAGTTGGCGACCATTTTGCCCCATGGCTGGGTAGATTCCTAACAGTCCCTGTTAGTAATTAAAGGTTAGGATGGGTTTTATGGCCTGTCAAGTTTGACCTAGGTCTTTCCCTAGTTTTCTGGATAAATTTAAGCCTTAGCCTAAACTGAAAGTATAATAATTAGATTGGGAGAGGTTTCTATGTATAAAAAAGTAATCATGACAATAATCTTGTCGGCCTTAGTAGCTGCCCCAAAGGCATCGTTTTGCGCCAAAGATACACACAAAACCCCGTATATCGGCTTTGATATCCAAAAAAGAAAGATGGCCTATCGTGATGGCTTTGGGGATAATTTATTATCAAAGAACAGCACTCAGAATAACCTCTATGCCGGTTTACGTTTTTTGAATTGGCTAGCCATTGAGGCAGGTTATGAATCTGGCCATTCAAAAGACCGTTTTGTTATTTTACCCTTAGGTGCGATTGTTGCAGGTACTCAATTAACAGCGCCTGTGTCGCCTGCAGAATTTTTAGGGCGCTTTAAAATAACAAGCAGGCATATAAACTTGGTGGGGTTCTGTCCCTTGGCCGAGAACATCCCGATTGAGGCATTCCTTTCTGTCGGAATCTCAAATATAAGAGGAAGGTTTGAGCGCCATACCGTCATGGTAAACAATATCCGTCGTACTCGCGTTAGAGTATTCTTCGCTCAAAAAGATATTTTGAGGGTAGCTGGTGGCGTCCAATATTGGATAAATGATTATATGGCCTTACGGACTTCCGTAGCCTGGTCTAAAACCGGAAAGATAAGAGCAATGGCAAATGACGGAATATTTTCTGTTATTCCGCCTTCTGTTAAACCAAAGAATACTACAGTTCTTGGTGTTGGATTGCTGTTAGCTTTTTAAAGAGGCTATTTCTTCTTCAAGACTCTCTTTCTCTTTTGGCCTAGAACCCGGTTGGCCCTGGAATCAATCTTAGCTTCGGTCGCTTTGGATATCTTGCCTTTGTGTTCCATTTCAGAAGCTCTAGCCTTCGCATTTTTGGCCCTATTCTTTGTATCGACAGGATATTTTCTTTCTCCAGGCAACGCGAATTCGCCATTAGGTAGAGCATTACGAGCTTTAGTTGATATCTTTGCCATTTTAAAATTCTCCAAATAATCTGCCAATTTTCTAAATAATAGTTCATTATCTTTTAAAAGGCCAAGAACGCGATTACACCGGTCACAAAGCCAGCCTCTAAATTTACCGGAATCATGACAATGGTCAAAAACAATCCTAATATGAAGTTCATTACAGACTTCACATAGTTTTGGAATATCTCGTCCAGCTATTTCAATTCTTTTTAATTTTGCTTTGGCCTTAAAACGTTCTATACGAGCTTTTTCTTTTTCGGGATTAATTTTTCTAAGTCTTCTTGCTCTAGCCGCTTCTATAGGTCTGCGTATTTCTATATTTCTATCTCTCCATGCTTTAGAATTAGCTGCAACCTTTTCTGGATATTTGGCTCGATATTTCCTAGCCTCTTCCCTTCGAGCCGTAGGGTTTTTCTTTCGCCATTCTTTAGTTCGTTTATATGCATTAGCTTTCTTCAAGCATTCAACACATTGACCATTGCTAATCATTCTTTCTGCGATATGATTTCTTTTACAATGTTTTCCGGTGAAATAGCGTGTAAGTCCACGATTGAAGGCATCTCTAGCTTTTATAATTTCCATGCGCCATAGGATATATTAAAATAATGCCAAAGACAATTATTTCTTTTTAACTTTTTTCTTAGTTGGTTTTTTCAGTTTTTTTTCAATCGGTTCTTCTTTTTTAGGAATCTTGTTTCTTTCCTTGCTTGTTAACTTAGCCATTTCTTCTAACTCCTTTTTTAGTTTGTAGAATTCTCCCATTAAATCAAAAAAACCTTGCTCTAACGAGAACAATCTATTTTCTATCGTAGTATCAAATTTTTTTCGATTAAATATATCCATCATTTCAATTACTCCTTCTTAAGTTCAGGAAAATTATTCTCTTGATATTTCTCATAAGCAATTTTAACCTCGTCAAGAAATTCTGTAAGCGTCATGTTTTCACCAATAACTAAATCTGCTTTATATCCGCGCTTATTACAATAATATAGTCCAAAAGCACCCTCATTTGTTCCGAAGAGCTTACCACCTATAATTTCAAACCTTTCTTTCATAGGATTCCAATTGGGATTATTCATTTAATAGATTCTCGCTTTGTAATTAAGTGCCATATCCAATCTCCAATTGGCTTTTTAACTAAAAGAACAACGATAAGGAGTCCTACTAATGCTAAAAGCTCAAGCGAGGCATGGAATACTACCTCTAAGGAAGCGGGATGCTTTGGGTATTTTAGAGTGATATCATGCGTCATTCTTCAACCTTATTAATCTCATGATGATGTTTCGCAAAATCCAAGGCCGTTTCAACCGCAGAGCGGCTATTCTCAGCATCGACCTTTTCCTGGTCTATAGCTAACTTAGCTGTCCCCTGCTCTATCTCGGCCATAGCCTTCATAAACATTATATCCACTTTTTGTTTCTCAACGGCAACTTTTGCGGTTTGAACGGCATGGTCACCTTCTGCTTTCAAGGCTTGCTGTTCAACCTTAGCCATTTCAATTTCTTTAAGGGCCTCCATTTGAACGACTTCAGGAGGCGGTTGTTGTGATTGTTGCTGCATTTGTTCAGCTTGCATCTTTTGGAATTCGATAGCTTGGGCTTTCATGCCCTCTATTCCACGGATATCTAGGTTATCGAGAATGGTTTCTAATCCCATAGCATTGATGAATTCAGCAAACTTGGGGCTGGCCTGCATCATACGAATAATTTGGTCTAAAGCGACCTGCTTTTGAATACCAGATGAAACGCCCGCTTCCACTTTAATTTGGAAGTTATTGGGGTTATATTTCATATCGATGCTCATAGGGTTGCTTGGGTGATTAATCACCTGATATGAGCGTTTACCATCTTTTTGGCGAATAGGTAAGCTGCGAGGTGTTACATAATATTTTGGTATTAAATCAACGACAATTTGGGCCAATCGATTCAATCCTTTGATATAACCCATAAGGTAGGGGATGGCGGCCGCATTGGACTGCATAGCGCCTTGCTGTATGGCAACGCCTGATATTTGCTTGTCGTTTGTGCCTAGAACAGAATCGTAAGTTCCCAAGATAGTCTGTGTATTTCTATCTGTACCCATAAAGGTGTTTTCGACAATAGGCGGAGTAGGGGTTCGTTGCACTTCTCTTGGAGGTGGTAATGGCTTATCTGGGTCGTCTTTATAAAAGGCATTATAGGCGAGTGTTGAAGCTTGCTGTACATTTTTATACGCCTCCTCATACCCTTCTGGGATAGATTCGATAGCCACAATAAATTTATGCTGAACCATATTTTCGATTTCAGCGGCAACGGTTTGACCGGCGAAGTTCTTTAACTTCTGAACACCCTTAGCGTGATACACGAAAGGCCGGGTCATCTGTGTGGATGCGCTGCTATCATTATCTCGAATGGTTACACTATTGCCATCGATGAACACAATAGGTAGGAGCTTAAAGTTTGTCTTCTTGTGAGCAAGTATTTGGTCTTCGCAGATAATATATTGTTCGATTGTTTCAATCGTTGTGTCTCGTTCTTCAATGGGGATAGGAATTTGTTCTATTAATCCCTCTTGTTGCCATATTTCTTGAAGTTTTGGATAATGCTTTTTAAGAACCGCATGCCCATTAGAAAGCTTTAAGATTTTTTCTTTCTTTTTGACTTTGAAGTAGTACTCAGCAACCAAAACGATTTCTTTATCTTGTGATTTATAAGACCAATTAAAGCCTCCAATTTGAGAAGAGCGGACAAATTTCATTTTACTGGCTTTCCCTTCGCCAAACTCATTTTCAAATTCTTCTCGGCTCTTTGGAATCAATACCCCTGCGTATTGGCCGTCACCCTTATGGGACTCGCGCGCCAAAGGGTCAAAAAATGTCAAGGTTGGGTCAAATACGCGCTCTAATCCAATGTTCTGTTCGAAAGACATTTCATTAATATAGTCTGTATATACACGGGCAACGGAAAACCCACCCCCTAAGCAATCTGTATAGATGTTGTATTCAAGGGAATCATTTGAGGCATTGAAGAATATTTCCCGCAAATGGGCTTCTACCGTATGGAGCTGAGTTAGGAATTCTTCTGTGATATCTTCGACCCTTACGCCATCGGCCGCTCTTGCAATGATATCCGGCTCTTGCTTGGAGAATTCGCCACGAAGTCGTGATAAATAGGCCTCTAAAATATTGAATTCGAGGGGCGGTTTTTGAACTAAGTCGAGCTTCATTTGGTCGTCGGAATTCAGGGAGGTATCAAAAACAAACTTCATGAATTCGTTATAACGTTGGATGTTTTTTCTAAAATAATTATGGGAAGATTGTATGTTTTGCTTAATCTCTTCCAGCTTATTCATCGGTTTTTTTTGTCCATAAGATATCATGATGTCACTTCCTTGCGCGTTTCATTGCGGCTAATTTATTGTTTAAATCCTGTGCCAAAGCCTTAACAACCGGGGCTGTGGTCTTTTGGGGTAAATAGGCGGTAGCTGGGAATGCGAATGTTAGACAAAGGGCGTCCGACTCGTCTGGCGAGCGAATTCCACGCTTCTTCATGTCCTCTTTCTTTTCCATAACCAATCGGGAATTGGAATCAAAGGTATATCGAATGCCGCATAAGTCGGCGTGCAGGGAATCGGTATCAGGAATTTGGACTGGCAAGTCTTGCAACCATGCGGCGCATTCGCCCCACATTTCGGCACGCTTATTGGAATATTTCTTTTCATTCAATGGGCTTGAGCCGGCATTGACGGCGACAACGGTGTCTTTATGGCCGAGTTCGAACAAGCGGTCTACGACCCCTGCTCCTAATCCGCCAACATCCACAAATACCTTGGCTGGTTTATGTTGCTCTATAAGCGAGTGCACAATCCCTGTGACCTCCATAGTGTTCTTTTTGGAATAGCTCTGTAATCCGAAAGCTACCCTTCCCTGTCTCATGATGATTGAGGTTCGGTCATCCCCGAAGCGGGCCGGATCTACCCCAATAATCAGAGGCCCATACTTCTCAGCCTCTCCCTTCCTTGCTCTCATAACTATAGTAGAATCGATGAAAGAATTCTCGCCGGTTATTTGGAAGGCCTCATTGGCATTACAGGGATATTCCTGGGCAAAGGATTTTTCGCCATCCTGGCCATTAACGGTGAGCTCTATGACCTTATAGCGTCTCCAGACTATCTGTTCGTCTGTGAGGCCATAAGTTGCCTTAAGGTCTTCTTCAAGAACGGTTAGAATAAAATCTTCTGATACTTCGCGCTTATATTCATCTTGCCAGAACCAAGGAACGAATATGGCCAGGAAGTCCGAGATTCCAGCTTCGGCCTTTTGCCATTCTTGATGGAAGTAGTTTCCAACTCCATTGGCGGTCGATTCGAGAATAATTTCGGTTCCTGGCGCATCTGGGACAGCTTGGAATATCCCTTTAGCGTGCTCAGAGGCGTTAGTCCAAAATGCCACCTCAGAGCCATGGAACAATTGAATAGTATTTGAGCGTCCAACTGACTTATTGTCAGCTGTTCCAAGAGAATACCCTGAATCCAAAACCCCGAAGTTTAATTCCTTGGCATTATTTGTTTTGATTGATGGCTGGACTAAGGAAGGAGTATTCTCATAAAATCGCTTAGCCATCTTAAAAAGGTTATCGGTGGCTTTAAGTTCATGGGTCAATATGAAGCATTGGATTCCGAAATTATGAGTAGCTCTATGATAAAATCGACCACCCACATATGTTGAGCAGCCTTGTTGCCTACCTTTTAATATTACTACTCGTACTTTTCCTGTTTGCCCTTTTTGCCCTTCTATTTTTTTATGTATATGTTCTTGTGCTTTGTTTAACAAAAAATGGGAGACGGCACCTTCTTTTGAACGTATTTTCAGACATCGTGAAGCATAATGAATAAAATCATTCTTCAGAGTGCTGCGTATGTCGCGCTCTTCGTCGGTCATATAAGAACATCCTTGTTCTTTAGAGACATTTAAACTAAGACAAATAATTATTTAAACTAGTGGCAGAGACACTTACTCCCCGGCGTTCGCCCAGGTCTTAAATTCTTCATTTCGATATCCTCTATTTGCGCCGAGCCTTCCTTAAGCTTAATAAGCTCTTCGACTAAACGATTATGGGCTTCTATAACACTTAATATCTTATCATTGACGTCAACTTCTTCCATGGAATGCATAGCCTCATGAATCAATTTTAGATAGCACATGCTGGTTGGCGCTATGATGATGGGTTCGGCGACGGGTAATTCTTCTTGGGCCAGAACATTTCTATAGTTCTGAAATCCTGCTGTATTAAAATATTCGGCGTAATCTTTCTTGGCGGCCTCTATAGCCGGGTAAGGATAAAAATAGTTGATAATCTTACGAACTATATACATAACTAATATCGGTCATCATTTTGACTGTCATAGTCCATTGAATACATATCATCTGCTATTTGAAGAGCCGATTCAAGATTGTAAATATCACGTTCGGAGGGTACAATGCCTTTTCGGCATTTCCTAAGAACTTCTATTGACCATTCAAGGTATTTATCGTCTTCAAGGTTGGTCATTTCAATCCCTTCAATCTATCTTCTAACATCTTTACGCGTTGCTCAATGGTTAATGGCGTATTAAGCATATCCACGCCAATTTCGATATATTTACTTAAAGAAATTGAAATATCTGTATCAAAGCTAAAACTTATTTGGAGACCGTCTCGAGTCGTCCCAGTCAAAACTATGCTTTTCTCTTCATAGTTGAGTCCTATTTCGAAAGCGTAACCATTTTTATCATAAACTATCGCCATTATTTCAGCTCCTTCAAGGCATCTTCATGCTTCAATACAACCGTTGTTTCACTTTGAATTTTATCGCCATAAGCCTTAGGTAAAAGCTTAGAAGCAAGCCATTTTCTGGTGTCAACTTGTGCCCTTGCTTTCATTACGCAATCACTTAAAGTATCCACGTCATCTATGATATCCAATATTTCTTCTGCTAATAAATCGGCTTGAATAAGTTTGGCCTGTGCGTACCGTGCGGAAAATTCTGGATATTTGAATCTCCATTGCATTAATGTGTCTACATGAGGGAAGCTGTCATTATTTCTACACATCTTTCGCATTCCATCAGTACTTGATGATACGTAATCACAAATTAGTATCCCTAATTCAGGCGTATATTTTGTAGGGCGTCCGGCTGGAATCTTATCTCTTGGATTTTTTGGTTTTGTCATGTTTACCTTCCGTTGGTTTTGTATCAATAAGGCCCTTTCCAAATGATTCTGGATAAGGCTCCGCAGTATATTTTATGCGGTCAGAGCCAATCATAACTTCTTCTCTAGTAATAAGGTTTTTTATAGTTTCAGGTATTTCGTTATGCTTTATTTCATCTTTATTTTCAGGCTTCTTTAAAAACCCTTTTCCTTCGCAAACCGGGCAGTCCCCAGATCTCATGCCGAGTCGCATGATTTTACCGTTACCTAAGCAGGCTAAACATCTAGTTGTCATAATCAAATCCTTTTGAATGTATATGTCAAACGCTAGTCTATGATATATAATATGTCAAGGAATGGAGCAAAAGAATGAAAATCGAAAAACTAATAGCCTTTGGCGAGGAAGAGAATAATTTCATTAATATTGGGTATTATGGGAAACAAGATGCTATTTCATTACGTGTATCTACAATATCTGCAACTACCCAAATAATAGATATAGAAATTAGTTATTCAGAGTTGTCTAGCTTAATTGATTTGCTAGAAACAACCTCCAAAGAGATAATAAAGATTAGACACCTAAAACGAGAAGGATTATGAAAACTGAATATAAAACTGAAGATGAATTGATATTCTTACGAAATGTTTTAACAAAAGCATATGCTTCAACGGAGAATTTGATATTTTTTGACGATATAGAGGAAATCGATAACTATCGACTCATTTTAATCAAATTTAGAAAAGAATGTTTTGATTGTCTGGGTGAATCAGATCCTAATCAAATTATTATAAATAAAATAGAAAAAAATATCCTCAAACGTAAGTCGATTAACTTATAAAAACCTTGATTTTTATTACCTAACCTCCTACCATGAAAATATCTTTCATTTAATTAAGAGGACTACTCAATGAAACGGATTTCAATGTTAATAGGTGCAGCCGCTATATGTTGTGCTTCATATGCCCATTCAACACCATATGTAGGTGTTGATATCCATAAGCGCCAGGCATTACTCCTTGGAAAAGACGCTAACGTTATCCATCCAAGACCACTAGGCTTAAGTGTTCATGTTGGTAAAATGCTTGATAATAACTTTGCTATTGAAAGCGGGTATAAGTTCAGCAAATCAATCAAGGACAAAGCTCGCCTTGAGATGAAATCATTACGCGCAACATTCATGGGGTATTTGCCATTAGAATCTAAAAATGGATTAACTTTATTGGCCGGATTTGGGTTATCTCATCTTCAACATAAAGCGGAGCATCCTGCATATGAAGTACTTGTGTCTGGTGCTGTTCCTCATGCTATGGCTGGGTTTGAATATAGCATTTTTAAATCTTTAAGTAGCCGATTTATGTTTGACTGGGAAAACGCAAAGGCTTTAACTAAGGCTGAGAAGCGTTTTAATAACGTTTATGGCCTAAGTGCGGGTCTTAAGTTTAGCTTTTTATAAGCTATTGTGCTAATTGGGAAAGGCCAGGTAAAATCTGGCCTTTTTCATTAAAGGCTCTATTCTTTTATAAATTCTAAAGACATCTCGTAAGCCCATGAAGTTATTTGTTTTAAAATTACCCTTTTATTGTCGTTATCTTTTAAATCTTGATATCCTAGCATCAATAAAAGAAATAATGCTTGAATTGCTACCTCATTCTCAGCGTTGGATTCATAAAGAAAATCTGATATCTGCTTAGCCAGCAAAGCACTTTTTTCTTTAAATTCTTCTTGGGTCATAATCTAATTTCCTTCATTTATTTATTTTTTCCAATTCTCGCAAATGTTTTTCTTCCTCATAAGATAAAAGATGCGGTGCTAGACTTTTCAGCTTAATTAAACGAATATGTTCATCTATATCCCACAATTGATCAATATAATTATCTATGGTGATGGATTGATCCCCATATGGAAATATTTTAACCTTTTTTAATCTTTCTCTGATACAATCTTCAATAAAATTAGATAAATTTCTATGATACACTCTCGCCGCAATTTCAAGCTGATACCGCAATTTCGGTGTAAATCTAACCGAAAGAGTGCCAGAAGCATATTTTTTATCAATAATTCGTTTTTTACCCATTTCTTTCCTTATATTACCAATAGTCGATAATAAAGATTATCGGCCATTCAATAAATATCAATCCCATCATCATAAACCTTAACATCATTAATTGAATGACGATCTAGATCCCCATTCATTCTATCATCATTTTTATATATATTCAGTTCTAGAACTTTTTCATCTAATGAGATAGCTATGTTTAATATTTCTAATAGATCTTTAACCTTCATTGATTAAACTTCTATGATTCTTTAAGGGCCCATTCGGTAACT